GTAGGACTTAACCTACCCGCCCGGCACTATGTAGCCGGGACCCAACCACGTTGAATAGCAACTGCGTGGTGCAGTGCAGAGCGCTCTAAATGAAGAGCCTCACTGAACTCACGGTTGTCTTTAAAAGACAGCGGTGAAACAGTGTGGAGACTTTTCGTAAGAGCCGCGTATCCGTCTATCATGTCACTGCGATAGACTGGCCTAGGTATCCACGTCTTTACTTCAAAACGTTGGAGATCTCGGTTCCATCTTTCGACAGACCGATATCCTAGAAAGGATACGCGTCCAAGACCTGAACAACTTGGGGAAACATAGGGAAGAGTCCCTAATATTCTCTCACAGACTTTCATCATGTGAGAGGAGGCGCTCCAATAACCCTTTTGGTAAAAGGCATTGGCCGTCTTGACCCAAGAAATAAGTTCTGGTGCTTGCTGCCTGTTCTTAGGCTGTACTTTCTTGATATACGTAGGTGTTACCTCGTAACCAAGAAATGCATCAGTGCCGCATGACTCTCTAAAGTTTCCACTGAAGAAAGTTTTGGCGGTATTTACCTTACAATTGTACTTTTGTAGGTAATCAAGAACAGAAGTCGCATGGAGTGTGGGGACTAGAATATCATCCCCATACACATAAACATCGCGAGAACATACATAGACGTTCTCGCGAGTTATCGGGAGATTCTGACTCCTGACTAAAGCCATTACGCAGATCGCGTAAAAGTACATGGCCTCAATCGGAAAACAGAGAGCACTACCCATCGAAGCAAATTTCCGTAAAGGTTCTAGAACGAACCCGGACGGCATCTTTGCCCGTGTCGATCTACATGCAAGTATCGCATCCTGAAGATCTGGATGAGACTTGAACATAGAAATGGCAAGTGAAAGAGGAACTCGATCACTCGCATCAGAGAGGTCGATTGTTGCCAACCTACCTGTCCTCGACGAATCCAAAGCCAATTCCTGATTAGTGCCTTGGTCACGAAAATTAATGTGACCAGAGGTCCAATAGGAGTTTTCCAAAGCAGCCACAATAGCTGTCTTGAGAGCCTGTTGTGCATATTGCATGCAAACAGGCTCAACGGCGATGATTCTGGGTCCTTTGAGTGTTTTCGGGACAGAGACAACCTTAACAGGTTGTTCCTCTGCCTCTGATATGAACGTAACTTTCTCGATCTCCTCTGAATCATACGCGCTATAGGTATAGCACATATCGATAAAGGGGAAGTAAGGATCGAGACGCTCATGCCACCTCCGCCAAGCGTATTTCGCATTACCGGAAATACGATCGGCGGTTTGTCCGGGACCATGCCTCGGCGATAGGTCATGTAGGCGTAAATCGCCCATGCTACTACCGTAAAGTATGGATGTAACAACGTCGAAATTCTCGACATCGTCCGGAACTGGAAAACTTTCAAAAGATTGTTCAGTTTCGACGAATTTCTGGAGCGCGGATGATACCCGTTTGGGTGTGCATTCGACCTCCAATTTCTTAAACGTAAGGCAAATCTGCCTAACGCTTTCGATAATTGTGGGGAAGTCGCTCCAATGTTGTGAATTTTCATCGTAAATTCTCCCGTTCTCTCGGTTAAAGATTAGACTGATCATCCCTTTCAAGAAGTTGGGGACCGATCCATGTTTGCCGAAATTGGCAAAACATGTCGAGTCTATATACCCAAGAGCAAGGCATCTTTCGAAGTCCTTGCAAAATTGGGGAAGGGTTATAGTAAGAAAAGATAGCCCTTCATCTCTAACCCGTGACGTGATAGTTAATACGTCACGTAAATCAGAGACGTCTGCGACGCATTTGCTACAGGCATCTTTATAGACGCACTGGAGCACCTCAAGGTAATCACTTACGTTGCTTTTCATGCCAGCTCCTTATATAAGGTGCAAAACATCAAGCCATGTCTGTCTACCTTCTGATGCCCCTATGGACGTCAGCAAACCATTACCCACAGTCGAAAATTGAGTGAGACTTCTAGTCGCTTTAAGATTCGCGACCAAAGATTTTGTCACTCATCGCTGTATTGAACTGCGTTTTAATAGCAGTCCAAAACGCATCCTGTTGTGCAGCGGTAAACCCGAACTCGGGTCTCTCGAACACAATTTGGACAGAGAGCGTTTCGTAGTCATTCGCCGCGGTAAGCGGGTCAGCTACAATCGCCTTCTGGTCATAACGCACCAAAGATCTCTGTTTCACACTTCCCGGTTTTCCCGAGATTTGGTGTGAGATAGTTTCTGTGAAGAGACTATCAGATGTCTGATAAACGGCTTTCATGCCGTCAGACAAAATCTTTGGCATCGTTTTGGCTACGCCAGAAACGGTAATAGTTTGGGGATCGGTAAACATAATTGGTTGACTCCTTAAGTTATTGAGAAGTTAAACTAGCTAAGTCCCTACGATCTCTCAGTTCGTAAAGATGGTCGAGTAGTCTAGTCGATAATCGTCAACGCGAGTGACCTTACGGATCAGATAAAGATCTGGAGGATACCTACATGGATATCCATTCCGGCTGAGTAGCCGGAGACGTAAGACCATCATTTCGCGAGCCGCATACGGGTAAGACCCAAAGCGGCGACGATTGCTAATTGCATAGGGGACAGTGCCCCTAGCAAGCGAAAACTGAAATTATTGTCTGCTACCTCACGTTGCTTGGAATCAATAGAATTGAGCCAAGTCATCGTGGTGGGACCGCTGTTCCAATTTGCGGTCACAACATGACGAGAAGCTTTAACACTTTTCTTCATGACGTAGGCATATCTAGCGACATAGCCATCTTCGTTCCAATTTAGGAGGGCTTTAATCATCCCTCCAATATTTAGGAACCAATCGATGAGCCATGTCCACGGGGTTACACGCCAAAGGACGTAAGGATTAATCTCAGCACCATAGAGGTGCAACAAGCGCATTGCTTGTTTCCAA